CTCCAGGTCGTTGCTCACGCGACGCGCCTCGGGGCGGCTGGTGACCAGGCTCTGCATCACGTCGATAGGCGGGGCGATGCGCAACTGGTCGGCCGTGATGCGCAACCAGGCGTCATGCCGTGGGGTCTTGAGCCGGGTGTGGATGCGGGTGGCGCCGAAGTGGTTGGCCCAGATCAGCGCCTTGTCGTTCAGGTCGGCCAGGTCGGCGATGTGCTTGAAGCGCAGGCCGCTTTCGAAGTTGGTCTCCACCAGATGGTTGGCCTTCTCCACACTGCCGTTGGCGCGGCTGTTATGGCGCTCGTGCACGATCACCCGCACCTGCAGGCGCTCCAGCAGGTTCAGCGTCATTGCGCTGGTGTTGGCGCTGCCCATGTCCATCTGCACGATGAACGGCACGCCATGCATGATGTGGCCGTCCTTCGGGGCAAAGGCCCAGATCAGGAAGTCAGTCAGGCTGGCGGCGCACTCGCTGCCTAGGTAGTAGCGGGCACCGATCTCGTGACTGAAGTGGTCGGCGATCGCGTAGCGAATCAGCCGCTCTTCCTGCACGCGGGTGAGGTTGCCGGGCTTGTTCTTGTAGAACTTCTTCTCGTCCATCACGCACAGGCCCTGCGCGTTGCTCAGGTAGTACGCCACGCAGACCGAGGCGTCCACCTGCCACACATGGTTCGGGTGCAGGCTGCGTTGCTCGATGCTGGGCTCGGGCCGGGTGAGCTGGTCGGGGTGCAGGCCGCGCTCGCGCAGCAGCACGGCCACACGCGAGGCGCTGAGCTGGGTCGACAACATGCCGTTGGCAGCCAGCATCTCGATCGCACCCTCAAAGCTGATGATCCGCTGGCCACTCTTGCGGAAGGTCTCCAGCAGCGCAGCCGAGATCTTGATCAGGTCGTCATCGGTCATGGCAGTGGCTCCGGCATCGACGCGCTTCTTGCGACCGGTGTCATGACCCGCTTCCTTGAGCCACTGGTACAGCGTGGTCGGGCTCACGCCGGCCATCGCGGCATGGCGCTCCATCAGGGCAGCCTTCTGGCCGTGCCCGGCGGTGTGCATCTGCTGCTGCACGGCGCGCACCAGCTCCAGTTGGGTCAAGGTCAGGCGGGTCATGCGCGGCTCACTTCCAGCTCGGCGCCAGGCCGAAGGCTTCGTCGCTCGTGTCCAGCATCAGCTGGTTGTTGTTGACGTTGTCGCGGATGCGCGCCACCAGGTAGGCCAGCGCATCGCCGGCGGCCTTGTTCACGGCCTCGCTCTCGCTGCGCTCGGTGATCGTCGACACCACCAGCGAGAGGCGCATGAACGCCAGCTCGGCAGCCGTCATCGCCTCGCGCAGCTCGTTGATGTCGTCGTGCTCTTCCTTGGTCTTGAACTCCGAGCCCTTGGCCGGCTTGAACGGCTTGTGCAGACGCTCTTCGAGCTTGTCGACCTTGGCGCTGCGCTCGGCGATGACCTTGTCCTTGGCGGCGAGCTGCTGCTTGTGGTCACGCAGCGCGGCCTTCAGCTCGCGGGCGCTCATCGCCTCGATGTCGTCGAACGTATGGCCAGCCAACGTGCCGCCGTCCACGAGCGCCTCGATGTCCTCGTCGGCCTCGGTCATAAGGTCGAACATCTTCGAGCGGCCCAAAACGGAAAGCGCTTGCCGTTTTGACTCCAGGCGCGGCGACAGGTACTTCGCGGCGGCGGCCATCATCAGCCGCGCGCTGCGCTCGCCCATGCCGAGCTGCTCGGTCACGATCGTCGTGAACTCGCCGTGCGGCTCATGCTCCTTGATCTGGATGAGGCGTTTTCCGGCCTCCAGCATCGCGCCGGCGCTCTGCTGCAGATAGAACTGCGCCTCGTGCACCACACGCTCACGCTCGTAGGCCAGGCCGTCGCCAAAGGTCTGGGCGATAACCTCCTGGCGCACAGCCAGCGCCGTGGCTGCCTGGTTGTCGCGCTGCAATGCGGCGTCATCGATCTGCACGTCGATCACCTCGGCTGCGGGCATCGGCTTGCGGCCCCGTGGAGAGGTGGCAGCAGCATCGACCAGGTCGACAGTCTTGTTGTCTTGGGGTTGCTTCATGGTGGCGGGTTACGCGTTGCGTGAGTAGCGGTTGGCGATCTCGTCCAGGCGACCCTGGGCGCGTGTCAGTGCGGCGGCGTGGCGGATCGAGATCTGCACGATCTGCGGCGCCAGGCGCCAGCGGCCGGTTTCAGGCACGACTTCGGCGAAGCCGGCCTCTTGCAGGTTGGCCAGGTCGCGGGTCACGGCGCTGGCGTTGCAGCCCTGGGTCTTGGCGATCTCGGCTGGTGCCAGGCCGGTGATCTCGTGGCCGGCCAGCAGCAGCACCAGGCGCAGCACGCGCTGCTGGCCCTCGTGCGTGTAGCTGGTAGCGGCCGGGGCGATAGGGGCAGCGGCGCTCACAGCGCGGCCCTTCCGTCCAGGTGCCAGGCCCACAGGACGTTGCCGGTGTTGACGCCGTAGACCCAGGCGTCGTGCTCGGGGCTGCCAGCAAAGAACGGGGCGATCAGCGCCTTGCCCTGCACCAGGTGTTCGAGGCGCTGGCGCAAGCCGAACTTGAACTCGGCGCTGCGGGCTGGCAGGCCGGGGCCGACGATGCGAGCGATCAGCAGGTCGACCAGATCGTCGGCAGCCAGGGGCGCTGGGGCGCTGGTGATGGGCAGCTGCGCGTGCTCGGCCGGCACAAAGCGGCCGCGCGGCGCCGGGGGATCGATGGGGAGCTGGATCATGATGTCAATGCCCCTGCGAGTCATTGGCTGCAGCAGCAGCCGGCAGCGCATCGAACTCGCTGGGCACCGTGGGCGCCAGGTCGCTGCCGCCGTCGGTGGCATCCACCAGCGTGGGCATGCCGCACAGGTCATCGGGGAACAGGCAGGCTTCCAGCCGGTCGCCCAGGCCTGGGATCGAGCCGTTGGCCAGCTGGCACAACATGGCGATTGCCAGGGTGTGCAGTTGCTTGAGCTGAGCGAGGTTAAGCAACTGGCTGGTGTTCTCGCCGGCACGCGCCTGATACAGCAGCTCGACGCGCTCGACGATCACGACCAGCGCCGTGCGCAGCTGCAGCGCCGAGGTGAGCAGCGCGCCGTTGGGCGGGTTGGACAGCGCCTGCAGCGTGCCGAGCAACGAGGCCTGGCTGTTGATGGCGCGGGGGGCTTGGGGGTGGAGGTTCATGGCTTGGCCCCGCTTCAAAACGTGTGCTCGACCGACAGATGCAGGCCCGCCGCGGTGCCGTAGCTGGGCGGCTTGGGCAGGTAGCTCAGGCGCGCATTCAGGCCGCTGTTGCCCAGGCCGAAGCGCACGCTCGGCACCACCAGCGGCAGCACGGCGGCGGCGCCGTAGCCGGTGACCAGGCCGGTGGTGAGCGCCACGCGGCCGTCCAGCCACTGGGCGGTGTAGGCGCCGTAGACGCTGGTGTTGCGGTAGCTGTTGCGGTAGGCGCCCACCGTCCACCCGCCTGGGGTGCGCAGGTACAGGCCCGGGTTGTAGGGGTTGCGACCGCCGCGGTTGTGGCCAGTGGCCAGGTGGGCGCCCACCGTGACGCCATCCAGCTCGGCCGCCTGCACCTGGCCGGGCGTGCAGATCGCCAGCAGCAGGATCAGCACGGACGAGATCAGCGAGGCCAGCACCACGATCAGCGTGTGGATGGCCGGGCGGCGCAGCGAGCCGACATACCAGTCGCTGGGCCGGTCGCCGGTGGATGGGTTGGTGTTCATGACGATTCCTCTGACAGTTGGTTGGTGGTGCAAGGGGTGGCGGCGCAGGTAGCGGGTGGACGGCAGCACCGGCGGCACGCCGTGCCAGGGCTGGGGGTTCATGTCAGGCGGCCTCGGACGGCCGCTGCTTGATGAGGCCCAGGCGTCGCGCCACGCGGCGGTGATAGGTCACCGATGCAGGCGAGCGGCCGAGCGGCGCGGCGATGACGGTGCGAGCCAGGCCTTTCTCGGTGCCGTCGACCACCGGGCGCAGTGCCGGGCGAACGATGTCCAGCGCGGCAGCGAAGCGTTCGGTACGCTCGTGCAGCTCGGCTTCCATCGCGTTGAATGCGTCGAGGAAGGCGATCTGCCAGGCCATCGCTTCGCGGCCGGTGAAACGCATAGCCAGCAGCGCGAAGCCGTTGTGGGTCAGCAGGTACTCCGGGTACGTCTTGCCGCGGCCGTCGACGTAATCTCGTGGCTCAAAATTGAGCCGCGAGAACTGCGGATCGGGGCTGTCGACAAGCACCTGCTCGATGGCTCGCAACACGTTCTTGTGCTGTTTGCCAAAGCGCTTGGCGACCTCGCGAGAGGTAGTGATCGGATGGCCGTGATGTGCGAACAACGACTGGCGCGCGGCCAGTGGGTTCGGCAGGTTGAGAGCGAATTGCATGGCGGCTACCATCACCACGCACGCTGAAGAGCGTCTGCGGGGTTGGTCACGATCTCGCCGGCCTTGACGCCCAGCTTCACGGCGATGTTGTGGGTTTGCCCACGCGTCGGGTTGCGACGGCCAGCGAGCACCTCGAAGACGAGATTCGGGGAGAAGCCGTTGGCAAGGGCCCATCCGGTAACGGAGACCCCCTTCCTTCGGAGTTCTTCACGGGCCTGTTCAGGGGTTCGAAGCATGTGTTCGGCTCCATCATGTGTGTTGATCTGCGGACAACCTGTTGTTGATCCATGTATGTAGAGTAACTTTACTTTTAGCGAACTGCAACCCCGTGACCACGTCTTTCACTCAAGTTCTCCTTCGTCTCAAGCAGCAGCTCGGGATGACGTCCGATCGCGAGGTCGCTTCGCTGCTGGGGATGGAGGAAAAAGCCTTCAATGCACGCAAGCGACGGGAGGCATTCCCGGAGACCGAGCTCTACGCACTCAGTGCCAAGCGGCCAGACCTCAAGCTCGATGTCGCATACGTACTCACAGGCGCCGGCGGCCGTGTGGATGCGCATGTGCGGCAGCTGATCGCTGGCATGGTTCGAACGCAGGGGCTGGCAGGCAACGCGGAGACAGCTGAAGCAGCCACGGCAGCCATTCGGCAGATCGCGGGGGAGGCCCCTCGTCGCAACGAGCAGGCAGATCTACTGGCGCAGGCGGTTCAAGTGCTTGACGACGACGCTGCTGACCTGCTGGTCAAGCTCGCGTTGCGGCTGCTGCGTGGCGGCAGTGGCGCGAATGCGCCGCCGCCGCAGGCGAAGCGGGACGAGATCGGCGTGGTGATCCACGGCCAGGTCGGCCAGTCGATCAAGGGCGACGTGATGGGGCCGCAGACGTTTCACGTGGGGAATGTGGTGGCGCCTGCGCCGGCATCGCCGGCGCGCAAGTCGAGGCGCGGCAAGAACGGGTAGGCATTGCATGACGGGCGCTGTGTTCCCTTCCTGGACGCCACCCCTCTCATGGGGTGAGCCGCTCGCATCAGGCGGGCGATCGACCACTCGCAATGGCCGTAGGGTTGCAGCAGACAAGGTGTTTGCTGCATGGCCTGGCGGTGATATCTCCGCGATGGAAGCGGTGATCAACGAGCCGACGAACTATGTCGACAGGCACTGCCTTCTCGGCTGCCTGGTGCAGGGTCTATTTGCCACCAGGCAGGTACCGCGTGACCGAGAGCGTCTGTATCGCTACGGCCGGATGCACTTGGGGGAGTTGCCTGGACTGATGCCGCGTTTGCTTGAGAACAGCAAGGGGCAGACCTTTCACATCGTGACCTTTGGGCTCCTCGAGTACGCCTTGTGCGAAGACGGTAAGCCGCAAGAGGCGCGAGCGGTCTGGGACGTCGCAATTGCCATCGGCTACCGGGATGAAAGCGACCTTGTGCAGATCGAGGCTGGGATCGCCAAGCGGGTGCGGGAAGTGGGCGCGTGAGATGGACGGCGCGATCGTCAGCGCCGTTGCTGCCCTGGGCGGCGTAGCGCTCTCGCAAGGGTTCGGGCTGCTGCAGACAGTGCTGACCAGAAAGCAGGCCAAGGCCGGGCTGCTGCGGCAAAAGCTGGAGGAGCTGGCGGAGCACCTGACTGCGTCGCTGGCGTGGACTGAGCAGGCCCTGACCCGAACAACACGAGCTGACGGATCTGAAGCAGTTGGCGGCGACGTGCTGCCGCTGCCCGCTCGGCGCGCCTACGCCTTAGCGCTGCTCTACTTTCCTGAACTGACAGGCGTTGCCCGGCGGCACATGGTGGCGTCGAACAACTACCTGGCCATGTTGAACAGGGCTGCCACCGACAACACACCCGAGACGGGTGAAGAGGTATTGCACTGGGCGTCTGAACTGGCCTTGGCCCGCGAGGCGTTCGACAAGGGCATCGAGAGGTGTGCGGCATCGGTGTTGGCGGGGTAGTTTGCGCAGTCCGCACGGCGTCCCCTCACCCGGCAATGGCACAGAGCAGGGTTCCTGTGAGCATCGGCCACGCGAAGAGCAAGCCAATGGCGATCAAGGGGTTGGTCCACGCAATGTGAGTGGCCTGATGCCCCCGCACCAACCAGAAGAACAGGTCGATCAGCCCGGCCGACCAGGGCCAGACGACAAAGGCAATGCAGAGATAGGCGACGCAGGCCGCGAACAGGGCATCGACATTCGGGGGCGTGGTGAAGATATTCATGGCGTGTCGAGTGATGGGTCGGTGCGGCAACTGTCTTGCGCTGCATGGCGACTGACCAGGGGAGACGGTTCCCTTGTCCTCTACCTTTTCCGACCTTGCCGAATCAATCACCCTGGGCCGTAGCCCTCGCCACCCACCTGGGTGAGCAATCCCCCCTAAGGACGAGTCAGCCACGGCCGCGGGGCGGGAGTGGGCGGACAAACTGGGGCCATGACGACCCCACCCCGATCCCGCACACCACGCTCCAGCTGCAGCACCGACACCGGTGGCCACAGCGGCCCCGACGAAACACGCATGGAGGTTTCCGGGCATGTCGGCCAGGTCGTGGTCGGCACCGTTGTGCACCTGCAATGCGGCGGTCGGCCGGACTGCTCGGCCTGCCGCCTGCGCCGCCATATCGGCGCCGACACGCGACATCGGCAGATGGGCCGGTTCAGAGGGTGGCCACGCAGCAGCGACAAGCGCTGAACTAGTTCCCCTGCCGCAGCGGGCGGCCCGCGTCGACCATGTCTGCATGCAGATCGACACCCCGGGCAGCGCCCCCGCAGGCGCACAACCATCGCCAGCAGCCACCCCACCCGCCGGCTCGCGTGAGCAGCAGGCCGCCAAGCCGTGGTGGCAGAGCAAGACGCTGATAGTCAACGCCGCCGTGCTGGGCCTTGCTGCTGCTGAAACGCAGTTGCAGGTGATCAAGCCGCTGCTCGGCGTCGAGATCTACCCGGCGCTCGCCTTCGGCCTGCCGGTCGTCAATGCCGTGCTGCGGCTGGTGACGTCGCAGGCGATTGGCGCATCGCGCTGAGCCGGTTCACGCAGCAACCACCTAGGAGGCCACAGTGCCGATACCAACCGACATGGGCAACGGCCCCGGATTCGTGATGGCCTCTGACGGTGGCTGGATCCACCCCGACAGCGCCGCTTCGACGCAGATCGACGAGACCGCCGCAACGGGCGTCACGACAGTGACCATCACCTACGGCGCCAACACCTACCGGCAGACGATCACTGTGTCCACGCCGTCCGCCGGCGTCACGCGCACGGTGCTGACCAACTGGGTCAAGCAGTAGTAGCCACTGGCCGCCGCGGCGGCCGAACATCCACGCCTGCGCGCGTGCAGAAGGGTGCGATATGTCGTTCGGAATGGCTGATATTGCCAAGTGGCGCCTGGCGCGCGGTTCCTCGGTGTCAGGGGCTGCGCTTTTGCCTGCGCAACTTCTGACGGTCACGATAGGCAACAGCATCAATGCTGGGGTGAACAACGGCACGCAGCGAAACAACGTGCCGGGCGCTGACCCTAACGGATACTGGTCGCAAGGCTCGGACATATTCATTGCAAACATGCTTGGCAATGCGGTGATGCGGTTCGGTCGAATCACCGCTACGACGCGCTCCGACAAGTGGGGCAATTATTCCTACAGCGGGCAAACGCTTTCAACGATCAACGGTGATATTCAGGCGCAGCTTTATGGGGCCATGAATACTGCGGGTCTAAAGCCCGACCTGATCGTCGGGCACTCCTTGCTAGAAAACGATATTGCAAGCGGCGCGACATTCGCTCAGTGTATATCGCGGTTGACTCAGTTCATATTGACTGCGCAAGGGCAATACCCAACTGCCCGGCTTTGGTTGTGCACACCGCGCCCATCGTTCAGCTACAACACAGCCCCCATCGTGGCGGTATTCCAGCAAGTCACTGCTTATATGCTGACACTGGACAACAACCGCGACATCTTCGTCAGCCAGATGAACGGCTACGAAAGCACATCGAGCCCTGGGACGCCGCAGGCTGGTTTCACGGATGTGAGTGTCCATCCGACAATAACGGGCGGATGGGTCAACGGCCGAGTGTCACTGCTGCCCACGCTGCAACGCATCGCAAAGGCAGCCCTTGCGGCCTATAGAACAACGTCCAACAATTTCGGACAAACTGGATCGACCGCTGCAAGCGGGACCGGGGTAAGTGGAACCTGTGCAACTGGCGGCAGTCACGCTGCCACATCAAACGGCACGGTGGTGCTTACTGCAAACGACCCGACGACATCGCTGGTCTACGCGCAAAGCGCGGGCGTACCGTTCGACGTGTCGACGTATCTTGCGGGCACCACGACGGTGACGGGGTTTACGCAGTATTCGCCATACGCAAAGATTCGCATCGATTCGGGAGCGTCTGATCTGTCTTTGGTATCGCTCCAGCCGCGATTCAACGACGGTACGACCAATCTCTTTATGAACATGACGCAGCCGACCACCACGGATCAAGACGCGGGATCGACGGCGCAGTTTCAGAATGGCGACATTCTCACCCTTCGCATGCCACCCGTGATTCAGACAGATGTTGGATCGGCGGGGCCGTGGACATCCATCGCAAACTTCATTCGCCTGACTCGTAAGCACGGTGGCACAGCAAACACCCTGACGGCAGGAAGCATCGGCATTACGGTGCTCGACGCCGGCATCGGGCTCGTTGCCTAAACCAATCCCCTGCCGGTGACCATGAACCCTGCCGAACTCGCGCAGACGCTCGAGCTGATGGCTCAGGCGCTGAGACTCATGGCTGCCGCGCCTGGTGGCGCCCAGGCACTGCCCATCCCAGCTGCCGTCCAGCCGCAGCGCACGCTGGCTGCCTGGCTCGATACTCATGAGCGGCAGCTGCGCGAGCGGGGCTACAAAGAGCAGACCATTCGCAATCGGACGGCCAACCTGCGGCATGTGCGGCGGCTGTGGGGCCAGCGCCCGATCGATACGCTCAGGGCGCACGAGATCATCTCGGCGATCCGTGCCGAGTTCCTGCCGGCCAAGACCTCGATGGCCCAGCGCGTGCTCGCTGAATTGCGCGATGCCTACAACGAGGCGATCGCGTCCGACTGGGCAGCAAGCAACCCAGCCGCACACGTCAAGCTGCCGAGTCACCACGTCATGCGCAAGCGGCTGTCCCTCGATGTCTGGCAGCGCATGCGCACACTCGCTCAGGCTAGCCGGCAGCGCTGGCTTGAATCGCTGCTGCTGCTGGCCCTGGTGACCGGCCAGCGCCGCGCCGATCTGGCGAAGATGCGCTTCGACGATGTGGTCGACGGCTGCCTGCGGGTCGAGCAGCAAAAGCAAGCCCGCAAGGGGTACGGCGCAAGGGTCGCTCTGCCGCTGGAGCTGCGTCTGGATGCGATCGGCATGACGCTGGGTGATGTGATCGAGCATTGCCGCGCTGGGGCGCCGGGCCCGACTCTGCTGCGCAAGGCCTGCGGCGGCGCGATCGAGGAGTCGTCGCTGTCGATCCGATTCGCCGAGTGCATCCGCGCGGTGCTCGGCGACAAGGCCTATCCGCCCGACGAATGGCCCAGCCTGCACGAGGTACGCAGCCTGTCGGCCCGCACGTATCAGGCTCAGGGCATCGATGTGCAGACGCTGCTCGGCCATCGACACGCTGAGATGACTGCGGTCTATGTGGATGACCGCGGGCTGTCCGCCAAGGACTGGAAGCAGGTGGGCGCCAAGCCCGGCGCATCGGTGCACTCGATCGCCTGAACTAGTTCCCCTGCCCCGGCTTGCCCTCGCTGGGCACCATGCGGGCATGCCTGATCTACCCGCCAATCTCAAAGACGTGCTGCTCATGGGCAGCCTGGTCTGGAACGCCATGCTTTCGGTCACCGTGTGGCTGCGCAAGCCTGGCGAGGATGCCGGTGCGGCGGTCAACACCCTGCGCAACGAGACGGCCGAAGAGGTGGCTGATCTGGATCATCGGGTGACGGTGGTCGAGCAGCAGATCAAGCACGTGCCGACCACGTCCGAGATGGCCGAGCTGGACGGCACGGTGCGCAGCATCGCGATGCAGAACAGCGGGCTGGTGGAGGCCATCGGCACGATGCGCACGCAGCTCAACCGCATCGAGACCTATCTCCTCAACGCTCAGGGAAGCCGGCAATGAAGTTCGACCAGTTCCAGACGGCAGATCGCCGCCTGGTCATCCTCAAGGGCCTCGAGGCCGCGGCCCAGTACCGCGCCAACCTGCTGCTGCTGCGCCGCTACTGCGATGCCGTGGGCCACGTGGTGAGCAGCGACCGCATCGCGGCCGACATGGCCTGGCTGGCCGAACAGGGCCTGGTCGAGCTGGATGCCACCGGGCCGGTGCATGTGGCCACGCTCACCGCCCGCGGCCTGGACGTGGCCACCGGCCGTGCCGAGGTGCCTGGCGTGCAACGGCCGCAGCCGGTCTAGGGCGCAGCCACCATGCCTCCCGTGAGCAAGATTGCCCAGCTGCCGGACGAGATCCGCACCTGGCTGCACCGCACGCTGGTCGAGCGCGCCTTTGGCGACATCGTCGGCGTGACCGACGAGCTGCAGGCGATGCTGCGGCAATCGGACGTAAAGATGGCCATCGGCAAGAGCGCCGTCGGTGTTGAGGCGCTCAAGATCAAACGCGCTCAGGAGAGCATCAAGGCGTCGACCGAGGCGGCCAAGCTGATCGCCGAGAGCAGCCGCGACGACGGCGATGCGCGCGGCGAGGCGCTGATGGCGCTCATCAGCTCGGATATGTTCGACTGCCTGATGAAGGCTCGCGAGGCCGAGAGCGAAGAAGACCCGGTCACCCGCCTGGCCATCATGGGCGAGGCAGCCAAGGCAGCAACCCGCCTGACCGAAGCATCGGTGAAGCAGCGCCGCTGGCGCCGCGAGGTTGAGACCAAGGCCAAGGAAGCCGCTGACGCGGTGGCCAAGATCGCCAAGACCGGCGGCCTGCAGGCCAACCAGGTGGCCGAGATCAGGGCGCAGATCCTTGGCATCACGAAGCGGGTACCGGTGTGAGCACCGCTGCAACGCCACCCTGGGGCCTGAGTCCTGCGGAAGCCGAGACTCTGCAGGCCATCATCGACACCGGCAACCAGAAGCTTGCCGCGCGCAAGCGGGGCGTGTCGGTCAAAACGATCGAGGCGCAGTTCGGGCACGCGATGGTCAAGAGTGGCCTGGAATACCGGGTGCTCGTGCTCATCCAGTTCGACCGGCGCATGCGGGGTGCGGCGTGAGCGATGTCGTCGAGGCGCTCTACCAGGCGCCCGACTCACCCGATGCGCCGCCACCGGTACTGCTGCCGTACCAGCAAGCCTGGATCGCCGACGACGCGCAGCTCAAGGTCTGGGAGAAGAGCCGGCGCGTGGGCGCCACCTGGGCCGAGGCAGCCGATTCGGTGCTGATCGCCGCAGCGGAGGGTGGCGAGAATTACTTCTATATCTCGGCGACCCAGGACATGGCGCGCGAGTTCATCGAAGCCGTGGCCATGTGGGCCAAGGCCTTCAGCTACGTGGCAAGCAGCATCGGCGAGGGCATCTACGAAGACGGCATCGACCCAGAGAAGGGTCGGCGCTACATCAAGACCTACGAGGTGAGCTTTCCCGGCACAGGTCGGCGCATCGTGGCACTGAGCAGCCGCCCGACCAACCTGCGCGGCAAGCAGGGCACGATCGGCATTGACGAAGCCGCGTTCGCGCCGGAGCTGGGCGGCCTGCTCAAGGCAGCAATGGCCATGCTGCTGTGGGGCAGCAAGGTGCGGATCTGGTCCACGCA